CCAGAGTCCCTAGGGTTGCTCTATAGTAGTAGTTTTTTGTTACATTTGTGTGTTTGGTAAACCACCAGTTTGTGCAGCAATTGCGCTTAACACTTGTGGTGGAATAGAACTTGGTTGTGGCATACCGCCAGTAGCAACCTGATCTTGACCTGGAATCATACCAGGCATAGGTGGTGGAGGACCAGGTTCTGGTGGCGGAGCACCAGGAACTGGCTGACCATCAGGACCAACAGCACCAGGCTGTGGTGGTGGAGCCATAAACGCTTCAGGGGATTTAACACCAAAACCAAACTGCAGGACGTGGCGAGCTAACGCCGCCATGTCCACAACACCTGCGCCAACAAACGGCGCCATAGCATCAACCATTTGTAGTGCCATTTGGCGACGGAAAGATTCATTAACGGGTTGTGTAGACCCAGCTTCAACTTCAAAATCAAACTCCCCAAGGATGTAGTCACGGTCAAAATTAACCCAAATAGGCATAGCACTAGAACCAACAACACGAGCAACATGGTCGCCAGTTAAATACTGTTGAGCAAGTCCAATAAGACGCTTAGCACATCCAGCGATAACTCTTTCAACTTCTGCAAGCTTGTCTGATGTGCGAGCATTCATAGCGTCCTGCATCATAGCTGACTCTGTAGCGGTACGGCTAATCTCAGATGAGCCTCCCCGCATAAACTCAGCAACACCAGAAATACGGTCAATATCACTCAGAATCATGCTGGACACATTGTACATATCTGGTGGGTTAACCACGGCAGGCATGTTCATTACAACAGCACTTAGAGGTTCATCAGATACAACAGGGACCATAACGTTATCTTCATCAGATTCAAGTCCTGAACGACCATCCTGGTCAAATGCTGATTCTTTGTATAGCCACTTGCGTGAGAAACGCTTACGATGGTTCATCATCTGTGAGCGTGTAGCATTTAATTCGTACTGTAAAGGTTCAATGGCTTCAAGTTCGCCCATAGGGTAGAAGTGTTCTGGGATGTCATAGTTGCGCATCATCACAAAAGGATGACCAAAAGCGTATGGCATCTTCTGTGGGTTGATTAGGAATGCATCTCCACCGTCACAAAATACAGCCATGGTCTGTCGTTTGACATCATAGAATTCCCATACGTCAACGTAAGCATCGCTTTCTTGACGTGACTGGCGTGGTTTACCATCTTCAGCAGACCATTTAGAATAATGGCTAGCTTGTGCGTCTTTGCGGGACTTAGAGTTGTAACGTGGGTCGTTGCGTACTTCAAGCATTGGGCGACGTGTGCTTTGTGCTATCCATTTCATATCTTCAACACATGTAGCGTCTGGATCAATTAGAATATCAAAAGGTGAAACACGTTCAACAAAAGGACGGTCCTCAATAACGACCATTTCTGTTTCCATAGACATACCCTGTTCAGGATCTGATACTTCAGCGTTTTCGTCTGTGGTTATTTTCTTTAGTTTTTCTTCTTCAACAAAGCGGTAACCCACTTTAAGCCATGCGTGACCAATAATGAGATAATCGTCAACAGCACGACGAAGCTGTTTCTGACAATCAAAATGACGCCACCAGTAATTAACAATAGCTTCAGTGATAATTGCTTTATCGCCGTCCTCAGACTTTCGTGCTCCAACAGTAATTTTGGGGTGATTGACAGCAACACTGGGCCCAATAACATTAATAGTAGAAAAAGAAACATTGATAAGCATCCTATCTTCGTTGCTCATTTCACCGAACTGCTTGCCCTTGTATAGGTCAATCATTCGTCGCCAAAGCTTGTCGTATTTTTCTTCCTTACGCCATTTGCGTGAGTGGTCTATTTTCTTGCGGTAGTCAGCAAGAACATCTTTATTGGGTCTTGGAGCCATTACTTCTTCTTTTTAGGGGCAGAAACCATCTTCTTGCCAGACTTCTTAGCTGCCACTTTTGCGTCTTTCATTCCAGCTGCTGTATAAGGGAACTTCTTTTTTCCTACTGTAGGCATGTTATTTTGTCCTTCCGAACGCCGTGTCCCCTGGGTTTAGCCAGCGAACGATTGGTGGTAGAAATGCTGCAATAGCAGCACTCCCCAGAGATTTGGGTGATGTCTCTCCAGCTAATACAACAGCGAGAACTGTGGCTAGTGAGGCACGAATGTATGATGCGAATGCGCATTTTTGTTCTTGGGTAATTTTCATTTCTTTTTCGCTTTCTCTGCCAAGTATGCTTGTTTTGCAGCGTCTTGTTTTCTTTGGGCAGCAACGTTTGCTGCGGTTTTTTGGGAACTGCTCATATTTGCACCAGCTTTACCAGCAGCAACGTCTTTAACTTTTAGTTCCTTGCGATATTTTTGTTCTGCAGATTCTTTTACTGCAGGTTTCTTAGCTGCAGTTTTTTTGGGGGGTGTTGGTTGTTTCATGAATCCTTCTTTCCATCATGCCAACCAATATGGTTGTCAATCTTAGTACCTACATTATCTACCTTGGAAATAACTTCCCGAAGTAGTTCACGCCCTTCAGCATGTTGAGTTGTATTTTCTTTTCTGAGAACCTGCATCAGAACCATTATTGGACCACCAATGATAGCGACCAAAATAGGAACAATCCAAGACTCCATGGCAATCTACACCCACCGCTGTCCGACAGGTTCAGCAACAATACCTTTGGCTGCTGCATCCGCAACAGTCTTACGTTGGCGTTCGCCAATCGTAGGACCTTTAAACTCTTCTTTACCTTGAGTAAAACCAATACGGATACCCTTTAAGTGGCATTTAAAACAAACAGAACCACGACGAGGCAAAGAGTCCTCTACAAACGCAGTTAAACATTGATCACATAGAAAAGAAGCCATACTATAGCTGATAGTCGTTACTTTCTGGTGTTGAAAGAACCAATGACCAACTTTTCTTTCTTTTCCTTAGGGATACGTTCAGCAAACCAATCCATAGTGTAAGGGGCAGGAGCCAAACTAGGAGCATACTCAGGAAGCCAAACATGTTTCAACATTTGATTAGTAATAGCCAAAGACATAACACGGTCATCATGAGGAGAACCATGCATCTTGCCGTTATCCTCACGAATAAACGTACGTAACTCAGCCACGGTCCTAGCACAAGACAACCCAAGCTCACCATCACGCAACGCCTTAGATAACTCGTCAATAGCCAAAGGTTTAGAAGCAGACGTGGTACGCCAACCAAGAATTTCAGTAATCTGAGGATTACGACTAGCAAGACGCCTCTGTCTGTATATGTTTCTATAACCAGTACGCTGCAATGCCTTTAGTGTAGTCAAACCATGGTTGTTGTTTTCAACACCAATCAAAGCGCCATTATACCAGTCACCCAAATCCATAAGAACATCAGAACCAAACAAGTCAGGGTCTACATGTCCATGCCACATCGCCACAACGTTACCGTTGTTGGCGTTAATAACATGAGCAACACTATAGTCACCATAGGATAAACCCTCAGCAACGTCAGCGCCTATACAATACACCCCGTCAGCTTCTGGGGGAGCCCACACAGACAAAGGACCACCATCACGCCTAAACTCAAGATGATTATCCAAATACAGATGCCCACGGTCAGGTTCAACAAGTTCCAAAGCCCGCAAAACATCCAAATCAAATACAGGACGCCCAGAACGCACAAAAGCCTCATCAGGGTCGCTAGGGTATTCCTGTGCAAGCTGCCAATCAGGCAGTTGCGCCTTCTTTACCTCGTACCATGACGCATCACGATCGCCCGCCGACCACGGAAAGAAAATACCCTTAAAATCATTCGTTCCATTTTGGGACCCAACCCAAAGGCGATGAAATATGTTGCCCTCACCCTTAGCGGTGGATAAACAAACGATACGACCACCCACATCGGCAATAGGTTCAATAGACGCCCAGGCTTCCTCAGAGTTAGGAAGAAAGGCCATCTCATCAATAAAGACACGATACACGGATTCACCACGAGCAGGGTCATTACCACTAGGAAGAGATTCAAGAGCAGACTCATTAGCAAACACCATTTTCAGTTGATTCTCAGAAGCCAAACCAGGACCCCTTTGTTTAATCCAATCAGGCAACATCTTGTAACCATACTTAGATTTCTGAAGCAACTTAGCAGCCTCACGTTCCGTACGGCTAAGCATAACCTCAAAACGATCAGGCCAAAAGAAAACCTCCCAGAAAGCAAAAGCCGCAGCCAAAGTAGAAAATCCAATCTGACGGGCTTTTAACACGATACTGTTACGGTTGGCTATCCAAGCGTAAACAGTCTCTGTCTGTGCCTCACGCATCTCAAACAAAATACGCCCACGCTCAGGGTGCCTAATGAACCAATACGTAGAACAGAAATGCTCAAAAGCATCAGCCAAATCCGAATCAGACGCATCATCAGGTCCTTTGCATAAACGCCACTCACGTTCCTGCAATAATTCATTTAATTCCAAAAGTCATCCTTATCAAGTTTGAAATGTGGCTTCTCGCCACTATCACAATATGGGCAACCAACCCAGCTCGCAGGGTACTCCTCGCCACAGCGATCGCACTCCTCCAAATCCATTACACAACACGAAGAGTACGAGACTCCTTCTCCCTAGATGCCATAGCAGCAATTAACTCGTCCAACTCAGCATCCGACAACTCAGACGTCTTGCGGTCACTACGCATCTCAATTGTAGGCGGAGCCATACGATTAGTAGCCTGCAAATAAAGCTGAGCCGACTTAGTATCACCCTCAATAGCTTTAGCATACAGAACGTCCAGAACACCCTGTGTGCGCTCAGGAGAGCCCTGGATGTCATCAACACGGGTTTGCCACTGCTCACGAAACGAAGGTTTCTTCTCCCAACGTCGCAACGTCTTAACATCAACATCCAATTCAACAGCCATACGCATCTTAGAATTAGGGACACGCTCCATCGGAGGCGTACATAACCAGTCAAGATATCTCTGCTGTATAGGCGTAAGAATTAGTTCTTCTCTCATACCTAATACGTCATAATCGTAACCTAAAAGTGAGAATGGTTCTCAGGTTACGATGGGGGGGACTATAGGGGGGGAAACAAGAAAACCACCTAAGGGTGGTTGTACCCGTTAGCAAATACATCGGGGCGAGCATAAGCGTAGCCCCGTACTGGAAGAGGAACCATGGATCATATATTGCAGATACAACAGATCCCTGAGTGGACTGAACTGCGAATTAAATGGAAAGATGCTTACAGCCCATCTTCAGGTTGGCATGACACCAACGACTATGAACCCAAAGAATCCACAGCCACAACCCTAGGACGATACTGGAAAGATTGCCAGCCTGGATACATAACACTGGTTGGTACTTTGTTTGAAGCTGAACTACCCACCCCTGAATGTGTAGGAGATATTAACCACGTCCCTTTGGGATGGATCACATCTATAGAAATACTAGGAGAACAACATGGCATCTAAGAAGGCACCCGCCAAAAAGAAAGCTGCACCCAAAACCGCAGCCTGGACACGATCCGAAGGCAAAAACCCAGCAGGCGGATTAAACGCCAAAGGACGAGCATCCTACAAAGCCCAAACAGGAGGCACACTAAAGCCACCCGTCTCAGCCAAACAAGCAGCCAAATCCCCCAAATCAGCCGCACGAAGAGACTCCTTCTGCGCACGCATGGGCGGAATGCCAGGACCAATGAAAGACTCCAAAGGACGACCAACACGCAAAGCTCTAGCGCTACGTAAATGGGACTGCTAAGCCCCTATCTAAACCCCACAAAAACCATATTATATATAGCAAATACAACCAGGGTCCCTATGAAAACAAAGGGGGCCCCTATTTTGCATCCCCAAAACCCCACACCTATAAAAAACTATAGCCCTCGCCCTGCGTAAGAGGAGTCCCATTGAATGAATGGCGGCAGGGGGCCCGTACCCTGGGGGGTCTGCTCGTCTGTATCTGTGAGCCTTCTAGCACATACATAACAATGCGGATAATGGGCGCAGGAACATACTATGTAGGGCACAACGCCCAACACCTATCTAGTCTAGGAACTTGGTGGGGCTATCAGATACATACATACAAAATCTTTACACCTGTAAAGAACTCTCAAAGGAGAATCCAATTACTACTACAACAGACAAGCGTTCTACACGCAAGACCACCAACTTTGTTTCACTTGTAAAGGGGGTGAATGTAGCGGAGTTGTCACGGGTAACAGCGTGGCACGCTATCTATCTTGATAGTAAAGACTTCAAGAATGTTGCCGAGTATGCAAGGCTCGCTGTGCGTGAGGCACGAGGCAAGAATATTGACATCTGGAAGGAGTCCACGATTGCTCAGCAAATCTCTACGATTGCTTGGGCGGTTGAAAACTTGCTTGGTTCGCCTAAGGATTGGAAGTCTATGGGTCATATCAAGGCGTCTAAGGCTAAGCCAGTTACTACTGTCAAGGACACAACGAACTACAAGGTTCGCACTATTTCAGGTGCTGACCTTGTGAAAGAGTTGGTTGCTAATGGTGTTGAGCGTAAGACTGCTCTTATCATTGCGAAGAATATGCGGTTCGCATAATCTTTACACCTGTAAAGAAAGGAGATAGATATGTCAAAAGAGTATTGCGAGATGATGATTCAGATTACTGATGAGCGTCTGCTTGATGTTGAGTTTGGTTCTTGGTTGCACCTTGAACTGACTGACGCTAAGGCTAAGTATATAGCACAACTGGCTAACTTTTAGTTGGGTTAGTGTCCACGGGTTTCGGCTCGTGGGCATGACTCTCCACTAATGGGGACAAAACAGAAAGGGTAACATCATGTTGCCAGTAGAAACACAAGAGAACATCATTGCTGAATGGGAGACACTTATTAATCTCCTTGAACCAGTGATTGACTCACCAGAAGAAAACACAGAATCATTTGATGATGAGGCTGACTACGCACAGTAGTTCTAATCATGAAACATTTCATCCAACACTTTATGTTCTGCCTTGCAGTACATGTCATATTTCACCTAACAGAAAGTACCCTACCAATATGAACAGGCGTTTACGCTTCACTCTATTCTTTACACCTGTAAAGATGCGACTACGAAACCACACTATGTGGTTCCTTGAACAATGTCTACACAAACTAGACATCGATCGTTATTCAGATGAGCAACCTATTCGTTTGAGAGATTTCCTTTCAGACTACGACATGTTTTCTTTTGAGGAGGACGACAATGACTACTAACGATGTACACGCCCTTAGCCTGGACGACCCTAACGGGACTTTTTACACCACTAAATACGGCGATGTTGTGTCTGTTGATTATGACAGAATTATTGCTGCAAAAAATGGTGACTACAAAACACAAGTAGAACTAGATAAGCATGGTTCTGTTATTAGTTACATATTTATGTGTGATGGTGTTGTGTTGTTGGACTTGGATGCTGATGAGTATCTAAAGTTTTCTAACATTGACCAACTAATCTCTGGTGAACGCTTGCGTTTAACTGTGAAAAAAATAAGAAAAGCAAAGGAAACAAAAAATGACCAACAATAACTACGAGCATTACTTTATGGTGCGAGCCACAATCACTGATGGTGTTGTGTCTTTCGCACTAGATAGTTCAGTGAATGTCCCGTACAACAAACCTTTATGGAATGATGATACGGGTTCATGGCATAAGATTATTGACACCCCATTAGAGGTACAGCAAGATGACGAGCAGGCTTATGCTTTATTGTTTGACCGCTTACTTAGCAAATACAACAACACATATCTAGGAGATAAATAAATGAAACAACAATCATCATCACGCAAGCAGTACGACAACGACTTGGCTCGTTGCGTTGAGAGAGCACGCAAGGGAGGCGTGAAGCCTAAGTATTGGCAAGCAGTGAATACTGTTACTGAGCGTTTGACTTATGTTGATGAAGATGACTTGCTTGAGTTTGAGCGTGCTAACAATATTGGATTGATGTGGCGTATCTCTCCTATCTTTGACCGCACACTATGTGACATCAATGGGAATGTCTACCACAAACCCCAGTAATCATTGACGATTTGACTACTGTAAATATTCTATCCACCAACAATCTGTATTTCTTTACACCTGTAAAGAAACCAGATGTACAAATAAAAATACAACACCCAAGGAGGGTACACAATGACAACAGAAGAACCACTAGGACAACCAACAGCAACAGCAGAGTGCTGTATCTGTCACGACCAACACTTAATAGAGGCACTAACAATTCGTTTGGACGAGGACACCTCGTACTGGCGACGCCAAGACATACATGAAGCATTAACAACGGGTAACGCACAATACTTTTGTGCAGACTGTGACGATGAGCATACATACTGTACAGACTGTCGGTTGTATGTAGAGCGTGACAACATGATGGACATAGGCTGGGACGAGATGCGATGCGAGTCGTGTTACGAACAGTACAGCAGTTGCGAATACTGTGACAATGTTTATCATATTGACAACGGACCTGGTTGTTCATGCGAAGATGAGATGCAAGAAAGTTCACGATTGATTCACGACTATTCATTCCGTCCTGACCCTATCTTTCATGGTATGCGTCCTGATGTTCTAACCAAGGACATCAAGATGTTTACTACCATGCGAGAGCCACGACGCATCAGTGTGACTGGCTTTGAGTTGGAAATGGAAGCAGATGGTTGTGACCTTAGTGAGGGTGCTGAACTTGCCACAGAAATATTTGGTGACTCTTGTTATCTAAAGCATGACGGTTCTCTTAGTAATGGGTTTGAGGTTGTATCTCACCCCATGACTAAGGAGTACATACAAAATGTTTTGCCTCTTGCACGATTGCGTGAGTTGTCTGACATTGGTATGCGTTCTGCTACTACAAGAACCTGTGGGCTTCATGTTCACATCAACAAGGGATTCTTTGAGGGTAGA